CCCCCTTCGACCGACTTAAGGTGCTTGCGGTATTTCTTGGCCAAAGCCTTTACCTCTTGAGTGGCCGTGCCTTTTATCAGGGTTTCGTACTGGGGGCCGCCTAGATTATGGGTAAGTGCAATAGATTCTAAGTCACCCGCTATCCAACCTTTCTCGTTCCAACGGCGTTGGTATTCAGCGAAAGTCTCGGCTCCCGCATGCTCTGCTTTGGTTAGGTCTTTGTAGTTTTTCAGGTGGAAAGGTCGGCCATGCTTCATACGCCCCGGATTATTCTTGGCATCTATAAAGTATGTTTCCCACATTTGCATATCACCGATGGCTTTCCCGTCATCTCCTGCTGTACTTATACGAGTCTTGCCTTTATAAGAACCCGACTCGACTTGACGGGTAAACTCATAGGCGCGTATACGGTTCTCAGCAGGAGTGAGTGGTTTAGATTCTGGCTCCTGCCTATCACGGGTAGAATAGTTTGCGCCACCGTTTAGGTCACGGACGGTTGGGAAGGTTCTAATAACCACCGGTTCCTTGAGGTACTGCTGAAGGGGTTGCGCCAGCTTGGAGTTGAGCGGCGATATTGTTATCGACACTACCAGCGCCAGCGCCCATGCCGGGAACGACTTCGCCCCCTGCCTTCTGGCTAGTGGCCTCGGCAAGTTGTTGGGCGAACATAGCATGCTTCTCCAGCGCAGAGATGAGGACAAGTTCGCCGCCCTTAAAGAGGCTTTCTCCCGTAACTTTGTCAAGCATCTTTTGGTAGTAAGCAATATACATTTCGTGTTGGTCTTGGGGGTAAACATTGATTGCTTTTCCTGTTTGCAAGAAAGCAATGTAACGATTCTCTGGTCCTTCCTCGAGGACAGGTGCATCGAGGTATAGGTCGACATCTTCGATGCCCATTGACTTACCTAGACGGCGTAAAGTCTCTCTAGTGAGACGCGGCATTCCGGTCTGGAAGGCTTGTTGGGTGTTAGTGGTGACTGTTAACCAATTCATCAGGGCATCCAAATCACCACGTCGACTCATGTGTCCTAGCTCGATTGGGTCAACTTCGAAGGCATAGCATGCTGTAACCGGATTGGGTACAGGTACTTCGCGGACAATACCATTCTCGAGGGGAACCGGAACAACTTTACCGCAGACGATTCGTTGGAACTTGAATAACGCTTGCGAGAGCCTAGACCACATCATTGCCATGACCTCTAAGCGGTCTTGGTTGCGGCGGCTTGCGGCATCAGTAATCGCGGCGGCTTCGGTTGCGGACTTCCGTGGATTGACTGGCATCCCACGGTCTTGTGGGCTTACACCAGTTACATCATCGAAGAGACGCATGTAAGTCGTTAGCGCGGCCAAGTATTCGTTGAGTACCGAATTCTGTTCGACAGGGCGCATCGTTGCATTGACTCCTCGGGTCGCGTCATCAGCATCTACACCGATAAATACGGTAGCGCCTGGAACGGCATCACGAGCAAGCATAAGCGCGTCGTCAGAAACAGCGGCCTTATCGAAGAGAATTGTCTTGTTGACTGTGGTGATTTCCCGGTTGATTTGGACAAGCACCTGGACAATCATCCGCATTAAAGGAATCCAAGACAGTACCTCAGAGGCCGGAACGTCTTCGGCTGGGGCAGGGTCTAAAAAGTTGCCCAAGACTAGAGGACAAGCGGGTAATTCGACGGTCGTCGTATATGTTCCTAGCGAACTAATATCTTCTTTCCGCCCTCCTAAAGTCGTGTCCGAATCTTCTCCGCCGATACTGACGAAGATAGACATCGGGCATCCTTCCATTTTCTTTGCCCCATGCTTAAAGCCTTCATGATAAACCTCAGTAATGCGGATAGTATCCCAATCTTTAGGGGGTTCGGTTACGTCGGGTCGCCAATCTTTAGGTAGGTCGGCCCATTGCTTATCGTAGGAGTGCCAAGAGAAGCGGCGTTGGAAGGGTTCGTAACCGCAGTCATGTGGCTCGATGGTCTCGAACTTGACCTTATCGTAGGCGTACTTAGCGTCGAGGTCGAAGGCCAACTTGATTCCGAAGAAGGGGGAGAGTAGCCCTGTGAAGGCGGCTTTCCGCATCGCTTCTCGTAATTCGCCACGGTCGGTCATGAAGCGCATCAATTCGTTCTGATGCTCGGCGGCGTATGCCGCACCCGGAGTCCTCGAGCGTACTTTAATTGTAGGTACTCCTGGGGTTAGCGTAGTTAGTATTTGTCTGATTCGAGAGAGGAATAAATTGGCGGTAGTCTCAGGGGGAGACCAACGCTTAGTTGAGAGCGCGTCGTTATACGCTTGCACAGGAATACCCTCACCAATCATCATACGAAGGCCAGCGCCTAGCGGGTCACGTCCTGTGTAGATGTCTGCTACTAACTTTGCCGAGCCATCGATAGGCTCGTTAATTTTAGTAATCGAATCGTTCACTAAGGCTTTGAGCGCATTCTGCGCCTCTTCATTTAGTTTATATGTGGGGAAATTTTTCATGACGGCCAGGAGTGGCTAGTTTCTTTTGTGTTCCAGACACGAGTTGGGTCAGGGTAGCCGTGTTGGACTGGCTCGAGGCCAGGGAGTGAGCCACGCCTTTCTAGCATGGTAGAGAGGAGGGCAAGTGCGGATACAGCATCATCTGAGTCCGAGAGAGGATACTCGACCAGACGGCGGACGAGCAAGTCGCGCCCCGTAAATTTCTGCGGAAAGATTAAGTAGCCTTTACGCATAGCCGTCTGGAGTCCCATCAGGCGGTATGGTAGGGAGGCATTACCAATTTTTTGGCCACGAATCTTTACGCCGTGTATACGGTTTCGTTCTTCGAGCCAAGGGGCAAAAAGAGATTGGGACGCGACCTGTTCAATCCATATTGATTTGAGTCGCTCTTTGTGTTTAGGAACGCCGATGTCCTCTATCCAGCAAGCGGCAGCATCTGCGCCTCCGGCGATTTCATGGGCAAAGATGGGAACGAAGATGTTCCGGTCGGGCGGGAAACCTTTAAGTTTGAGTTTGTGCGCAGGGAGGACACGTACTATGACGATGCCGTTAAGGTCGCCGTGTGTTCCGTCGATGCGCGCAACAGGGTCGAGTAGTAGGATTTCTTGCCCGTCGGGAAGATTTTCGAGTGTGATGTCGTTATCGGTAGCCGCCGCGATTAGGTTGGGGTCGAAGATGGCTTCCTCGGAGGGGACCGGCGCGCAGAGATATTGGGCCGAATAGAAGGTGCGTGACAGGGCTTCTTCTTTTTCGATAATCTCTACCGCGTCCAGGAAGGAGGGACAGAGCGGATATGCGCCGTCTGGCCCTGGCCCCTTGCCGTCCCCCGCAGCGCCATCCCAAACACCGAAGCGGAACTGTGACCAGTCGGCGCGGCGCGCTAGATAGGCCGTCACATCTTGGAAGGCCCAGGGGGTTCCGATGTGGTTGATAGGTGAATCGGTCGCGTACATGAGCGGCTCGAGTGCTTCGATGAAGTCGATGACCTTCTGCCGCCGAGCGTAGGTGCGTGAGTTCTGCTCGTTGGCTGGGTCGTCGATGACGGCGCGGGTCGGGTGGTTTCCTGCGAGGTTGGACTCGATGGAGGCCGCGAAGACGGAGGGTTCCCGACCGGTTCCGGCGCGGCCCTGAATGTTGAAGCCGTCGGTAGGGCCGCTCTTCTTGCGGTCGCCGGAGGGCGCGAGCCAAGGGAAGACCTCTTTGACCGGTGCGAAGAGGCCGGGTCGGAGTTCGAGGTCGCCGTTTAAACGGTCGCGGACTTCGCCGCAGAGTTTTTTGGCGAGGTCAAGGGTCGCGCAGGCGATGAGGTTGCGGCTCTCGGGGTGACGCAGCAGATGCCAGCAGGTGTCGACTACAGAGATGACCGTCGATTTCGCATGGCCCCTTGGAACAATAGTAGATGTGCGTGGGCGCGAGTATACGTGGTCAACCATCCGGCGATGGAATTCGCCGAACTGTTTTCGTCCTTCAGGTGTCCCCTTATAGCCGAGCGCCCGACCGAAGGCCAGCGGGTCGTGCCACATTTCTAGGAGAGCATCCTTCAGAGCTTGGGCATCAGGTGCTGTCACGCCCCCTTATCATCGGCAATTGGTTGGTGCAAGGCAAGAATAATCTTTATTTTTTTTGCGGTGGCTAGGGGGCGGGGGGAGAGTCGCTTGGGGGCAGGGGGGTGGGTCTGCTCGCGTGGGCGCGCCCCTAGGAAGTTGCTTATGCGATTCTAGGAAGTCGCATTCCCGGATTTTGGCAAGGCCGCGCCCCGCGCCCCGCCCCGCCCGGTATTAATCCGGGAAAGTCGGGGCGCGCGGCTTCATGCCTTAGCGCGTCATTCTTTCCGCGCCTTCCCGTTGCCATTCGGCGCGTATGCTTTCCATACGCTTTCGCCATTCAGGAAGCGCCGCTGATATCTCCCCGCGTAACGCGCGCAAAGAGTTACCGCCTAACGCGCCGCCGGTTGCGCCGCGCGCTGAGTCAATGACGCGCGCTAGTCGCGCTCTCCCATCGACGCTAAGGCATTCAGCAAGCGCCGCTAAGCATTCCGGCTCGTCGCCGAATTGCCCAAGGGGAAGCGCCGCCGCTACCGGCTCGGCGGCTAAGTCAATAGCCGCCGGGGATACGCTACGCGGCGCGTAATCAATCCCGGCAACATCGGCAAACTCTCGCGACTTGCGACCGGCCAAGGCGCGTTTCCAACCGCACGCGCGCCG